CTCTTCTGCTAATACAAAGTTCTTTATAGCACCAACACAATCTAGAGATCTTTCGAGTGCGTCTTGGATTAATAGTAGTGATTGTTTACAAGACACGACTTACTTAGGACACTCTGTAGACCTTAACACTACCACAAATGGAAAGTCCTTTGGTGGAGTTTCAAGTGAGTTTGTATTGTGTACTATAACCGTGGATCCTGCCGAAGACTCCATTAGATTTTACGCAGATTCTGAGCTTATATCTGAAACAACCGTAACGGAAAGTTTTGGGCTAGCTAAAAAAGAGCCTTTAAACCTACCTAGTAGGTATATGAATAACAGTTTTGAGTACTCAAAAGATACTACAGATGCTCCGAGTACTTTACACGAAGGACCAAAACTAAACAACTTTTACACACCTTGGATTGTAGGGGGAGGCTATACGGATGGTATGGCTAACCACAATAACTTTTTAGGTGGAGACAGGGGTGGTAATACTAGCCCACTAAACGGCCATATCGGCAGTATGAAGTTCTACTCAAGAGCTATATCGGGAGAAGAGATTATTAGTAATTACAACACACAGAAAAGATTTTTCAAAGATATTGATTTAGATAAATCTTTATCTGTTACTGCTAAGTTTATTGATCAGTACTATGGACCTCCTAACGAGGAGTACACCACGGCTCATCTTTTTGATTTTTACGAAGCCAAAGACAAACTGCCCGGAGGAAACCCTACCTATATTCAGTTCTATCCCGGAGGTGGAATTGGTGGTAGTAAAGCGGACTTTGCTGACACTTCAATTAAAGACTTTATAGATAATGGTATAAACGTAGTGGCTATAAACTACAGACTACTTAATACTACTGGAGAGTTAGCGGATGCTAACACATTCCCCATTAAGTATCCTTGGATGATTGCAGGAGAAGGGTTCGGATCCTCCAACGACTCCAGTGCTGCAATGCTTCCCATTAACGACAATACAAAACCACTTTTAACTTTATCTGGGGGTCCTGAAACAACAAACTTCAAATCTAGTTGGCAGGATGCTGCGAGAATTATTCAACATCTTAAGTATAACCACCGAAAGTACGGTGTAGACAAAAGTAAGATTATTGTAGGAGGTTCCTCTTTCGGAGCAGTTATCGCTAACTGGGTTACGTGGGCACCTGATTTCGCAGCAACTAAATCTCAAACGAATGATCCTGTATTATGGGAATCCACTGAGGTGTATGCTGGTGTATTTGGAGCTACTGCTTTTAGTGTAGAAAACTTTTACAGAGTAGAGAGCTTTGTAGATGCTAACGCTAAGGGTTATGGAAACTCAGGAGGAAAAACTATCTATGATATTTCTGGCTCAGTTTATGTGCCTAAAGGAACTGTCGGAGAATCTTATGAAGTAGCATCTCCTACCTCTGGAACAGACTACGAGCCCGGATTTAAGAGTGCTCAGCTTGAAGATCTTGAAGACAAAACCAAATATGCACTAGGAACACTCCTTCAAAATAGAGACATTAGGGTTGGTGTAGCTACTACGTATAATACTTACGATGATGTAGAAAACTTCTCGGATTGGAGTTCTATTCCGGGACTTAAAGCCAACCACGAACAACTTAACATGGATTGGAGAGCTAGGGTTTATTGGAGTGGGGATAGGCACTCAGTCTCAGCAGGGGACTTTGGAGATCCAACTTTTGGTTTGGATCATCTAAAGTTTGGTAAGCCAGAAAATGAAAATATCCCTGCTCTATATCGAGCAGGTACTATGAGTACGTCTGCTGCTAACTTAGAAGCTATATCTGATTGGAAGGTAGTATTAAGTGAAGATGCTCTAACAACATTCAGTTCTACCTTTGGTGTAGACATATTAACGTTCTTACCAGATACTTCTAGTTTGAATGACTACTATAACGCTAACCCTACTACAGTAGTCAACGGTATCCCGCTTTCAGCTTACCAAACTATCGTCTCAAACACACCTCAAGTAAGCGCAGTCCTTGATTTTAGTGGTTTTAATTTTGGTCCTCCGAATGCAGGAAGAGAAAATGAGTGGGACGTTAGTAATATAAATATTAATCATGGTGGGTCTGGTAAAGTTATTAACCCTTTTGCAAACATTGACCTTAGTGGACCCAGTGGAAAAATACAGGACTCTTCCGCTGTTGGTCTTGGTGGGTATTGGAATGATAGGTGGGTTACTAGAGATGTTCACGATGCTGCGTTTAGTATACAAGCAGCGGAAAAGCTAAAGACTGCTTACTCATCAGAAACCCACCAATTACATACATCATGTATTCATACTAACCCTGAAGTGTACATAAGACCCGGATACTTATCTGATTTAGAGTCTGCTCTTTTATCTGTACCTCCTACAAATAGCTTAGGAGAACCTAACACGGAAACCTTTCAGATCTTGAGTGAGAGAGAGAATGTGAATTGGGTGATTGAAGTTTTAGCTAGAGACATAGATTATTTTGCTGATAAAGTTGGAACCTTAGCTGTCCTACCAGACGGACCAGACAAAATAGTAACATAGCACTATATAAGATAGGAGTTTAACTATGGCAACAAATCAAACAGTAACGGTTTATGGAGGACAACCAACACAACCGAATAAAGCACAAGCAACATCCAAAAAGGATAGATTTGTTGGACTTAACTTCCCTTTAGGATCAAGAAAAGAGGTAGGAGGGTATTTCTCTAGAACTACCGATGTAACCTCGGTAAGAGCAGCAATAAAACAACTTATGCAGACAGAAAGAGGGGAGAGGGTAATGCTTCCAGATTTCGGAGTTAGCTTAAGGAGGTTCTTATTTCAGCCTTTAGACGAGAATACATTTGATGGTATTAAGAGAGAAGTATCTACTTCTTTTAAAAAGTATATAATTGGAGCAACTTTACTAAAACTCTCTGTCTTCCCACTGAATATAACTGGTCCTAGTGGAGGAAACTCCTTAAAATTAATATTACTCTTTAGTTTAGATAAAGAGGATTCAATCATATCAGAAGTAGAGGTTAAATTAATTTAATGAAATTTACAACAAATATTAGCTCAGACTTTCTAAAGTTAGCTAAAATGCCAGAGAAGAGTAAACCTTCTCTTATTAACTTTGCCGCAACAGATTTTGATACGTTGAAGGCTGAATTAATCTCCTACGTTAAAGCAGTTTATCCTACTGACTACAATTACTTTGCAGAGTCAGATTTAGGTATGATGCTTTTAGAGCTTGTAGCGTATATGGGGTCAGTAAACTCTATGAAGGTTGACATGTTAGCTAACGAAAGCTTTTTAGAAACTGCCGTACAGAGAGAAAGTGTAAAAAAGCTATTAGACTTAGTTGGAGTTAACCTCAAAGGACCTTTATCTTCAGCCGCTGACATAGAAGTTACGTTTGATAATGCTTCCACTGAGTATACTATTACCCCAGAGAACAGAGTTTTTACTACCACTTCTCCTGAGGATGGAGGACAAGTTACTTTTACTTTGTATAAAGTAGTAGATGGTAAAGTTGATACTGCTAATAGTAACGGAAATATAAACTTGTACGATATAGAAGCAGACCCTTCTGTAGATGCCTTAAACCCTGTAGGCTTTAGCAATTTAGCAGTACAGGAAGGATCCTTAGTTTCTGAGTCTGGCACATTTGCTTCTACAGAAGGAGTAAAGACAATCTCTCTAGCTAATACACCTGTGGTTGAAGGAAGTATTCAAGTTTTTATAACCTCAGATAACGCATCTATTGATGGGGCATTTACAGAAGTTCCTAGTATCTTCCAAGCCTCTGGAATATCAGACAAGGTATTTGAGGTTGTTAGTGATAGTGATTTTAGATCAACCGTTGTTTTTGGCGAAGGCACTGTTTCAGTATCTCCGGGAGTATCTGATACTTACTTTGTAACATATAGAGTAGGGGGAGGAGTTAGAGGTAATGTTATATCTAATGCTATTACAGGATCCTTAAATACAGTTGAAGGTCCTACTGGGCAAATCACCAACCCGACACCAGCAACAGGGGGAGCTAACGCAGAAACAATAGAACACGCTAAAAGGTGGGGTCCTCTAACCTTCGCTAGACAAGACAGGGTAGTAACTATAGAAGATTACGTATCTTTTTCTAATAACTTTGTAAGCGATTTTGGAACAGTAGGAAAAGCCACAGCAACTACTAGAAAAGCATACTCTTCAGGAAACGTGATTGATTTATATATCCTTGAAAAGGCATCTGACAATCAGCTACAAAAAGCCACTCCAAACTTTAAGATCAATCTTCTTGAGAGTCTAGACACTAAGAAGATGATTACAGATGAGGTAGTAGTTTCTGATGGATTAATTAGAACCTTAGATTTGGTTGTAACTATTCGATTGGATAAGAAGCTAGAGCCTAATGAGTCTGTAATAATGTCTAAAGTAAGGGACAAGATTTTAGCTTTCTTAAGTATTGATAATCGAGATATGGGTGACAACCTAAACCTAGCAGACCTAAACAGATCTATTTTCGAGGTAGAAGAGATTAGATTCTCTAACATTGATAACCTCTCAGAAGATGTTGATGTTGAATTTAACGAGATTATACAACTAAACAACCTCACTATTAGAGCGGATTACTTAGAGTAACACATCCATATAAAAAATGAGTAAGTATCCTCAGAACAAGAGAAAATATACTAAACGCAACTATGTTGAAGCGGTAGAGATAATCACGCCTAATACCTACTTAGACGAAGATTTAAGTATTAATGGTAAAGAGTTAAACCCTACATCTGAAATAATAAACTCCCACCTAAGTATAGCAAACTCCATCAGTACATACTTAGATATTTCCGGAGTAGCAGGTACGTCTACTAGTTCTATCTCAACGTTAGAAGGGATATCTAAGTATTTTGTAAAGCAGAATAACCTTACAAAAGTAACTACTAACTCTTTTAACACTAACATCTTAAACCCTCTAGGGTACTCCTTACAAAGCTATGAAACAAGTTCAGATTTTAGTACGTTTCTTTCAGGAACTATTCTCCCTCTTGTGCAGAATGAACCTGAATCCCTAGAGAGTAATATTTCAACGCTCAGTGCTTACACAGATAACTCTGATGCTAGCTCAGTACATAACTATCTAATAGAAAACCTTGGTTGGTTTTATTTCCTGAATACTTCAGCAGACGGTAGCCTCGCTTACAACCCATCGTCTTTCTTATTAGATAGTTTTAACACTCTCTACAAAGGTCAATCTCTTGATCTTGTAGATGGAATAAAGGGTTTAACTAATTACATTTGGAGGAATTTAGAAACGTGTTCTACTTTTGTAGATATACCTTCAAACTTTGTTGCTGGCACAACACCGTACACTAGTGGAACACAGCAGTTAGATAAACTTGAAACTATGCTGGACATAGTTTATTCACCTCTCCAGATGAACGAGTCAGATTTCGCTGTTAAAGAGGCGTTTGATGACTTTATTAGCGCCGATATGGTCTTAGACGATTATGTCTCTAAAGGACCACACAGGAAGATAAACACGGCATTAGGCTATGCTTTTGCGGACATTGCTGGGGAGTCTGAGAGTCTTGGGTTGTTGTATGATATTCAGAGTGCTCCGACAAACTTACTCCCTTATATAGCTAAACTTATTGGGTGGGAGTTGTTAGGTCCTGAGAGTGACAAGTGGAGACATCAACTAATGTCAGCAGTTGATATCTACAAAAGTAAAGGTACAAAGTCTGCCCTTCAGAAGGCAGTCAACATGGTTTTATCTAACTCTGATTTGGATGTATCTAGTGGGATAACAGAACTTTGGGAATCATACGTGCCTCAACTAATTTGGTACGCTCTAGCAACAGAATCTAGCTACTTTAGGAGTCTTTCTGATTGGTCGCCCGATATTGCTAACAAGGCAGGTATTTCTACCTACAATGACTATAGCTTAGAAACTAATATTAAGATTGTTGTTGATTATATTATTCTGGATATGTACAAAGCATACCC